ACTATGACGGGGTGCTCTACCGGATCCTGGAACTCTACGGCTGCACCGGAACGCCCAACGAGGGGCTGCGTTGGACGCCGGAAAAACAGTTCGCAGAGATCGCCCGCATCGAAAAAGAGCACCCCTGGCTGCGTTCCCGACACATCACCGGCGTGGCGGATCCCTCCATCTGGGATGGGAGCCGGGGCGAGAGCGTGGCCGAGACCGCGGCACGGAACGGACTGAGCTTTGTCCCCGGCGAGAACCGCCGTATCCCGGGCTGGATGCAGTGCCACTACCGGCTGCAGTTTGACGAGCTGGGCTATCCGCGCATGTATGTGTTCGACACCTGCGCCGCTTTCCTGCGCACCGTGCCGCTGATGCAGTTTTCCAAAAGCTGCCCGGAGGACTTGGATACCTCGATGGAGGACCACGTCTGCGACGAGTGGCGCTACGCCTGCATGTCAAGGCCGGTGACGCCGCTGCGGAAAGCGGAGAAGACAGGACCGGTGATCAATCCGCTGGCGCCGCGGCAGGCGTAGCGCCACGGGGTCCCCGCAAAGCAGGCGGCTTTGTGGGGAGAAGGAAGAAGGAGGGAGCGGATGTGCAGCTTTCGCGGCTCTTATCAAAAACCGCGGAAGCAAAACGGAGCGAGCTCCTTCTGACGCACGCCTGCATGTCAAGGCCGGTGACGCCGCTGCGGAAAGCGGAGAAGACAGGACCGGTGATCAACCCGCTGGCGCCGCGGCAGGCGTAGCGCCACGGGGTCCCCGCAAAGCAGGCGGCTTTGTGGGGAGAAGGAAGAAGGACACCTCATCCGGCGCTGCGCGCCACCTTCCCCTCAAGGGGAAGGCAGATGGGGGAGAGGAAAAGGAGTGCATAACGCATGTCACAAATCACATCGGAGCGGCTGCGGGAGTTTACCGCGACGCTCCAGAAGTACAAGAGCGGAAAGGCCGGGCTGGAGCGGCGCGTGGTTTCCGCAGAGAACTGGTGGAAGCTGCGCAACCGCTTTGAGGAAAAGCGCCGCGGGCTGGGGGACGACGGCGGCTTTCGCTCGGAGAGCGGATGGCTGCACAACGTGATCGTCTCCAAGCACGCGGACGCCATGGAGGCCTACCCGGAGCCGCTGATCCTGCCCCGGGAGCCGGGAGATCAGGAGGAAGCCAGGCTCCTGTCCGCGATCCTGCCCTGCATCCTGGAGCAGAACCGCTTTGAGAAGACTTACGACGCCGCCATGTGGCAGAAGCTCAAGACCGGCACCGCCTGCTACCGGGTAGTCTGGGACCCGGAAAAGTGCGGCGGGCTGGGGGACATCGCCATTGAACGGGTGGATCTGCTGAATCTGTTCTGGGAGCCGGGCGTGGACGATATCCAGAAAAGCCGGTATTTCTTCTGCACCCACCTGGAGGACGAGGAGAGCCTATGCGAGCAGTACCCGCAGCTGCGCGGGAGGCTGCGCTCCACACCCTTCATGGCAACCCGCTTTGTCTATGATGACGCGGTGAGCCTGGAGGGGAAGGTAACGGTCATCGAGGTCTACTATAAGAAGCGCGGTGTGCTGCACTACTGCAAATATGTAGGAGATACGGTGCTGTACGCGACGGAGAACGAAGTTTTGAGTTTTGAGGAGACGGGGGAGCGGGCCGCCGAGGGCGTCGGCCCCTGCAAACTCGGCACCTCCCCCGGCGGGGGAGGCATGAGGGGCCTTTACAATCACGGGAAATACCCCTTCGTGTTCGATCCGCTGTTTCCTGTGGAGGGGAGCCCCTGCGGCTACGGCTTTGTGGATCTCTGCGCCAATGTGCAGACAGCCATCGACCTGATGCGCACCGCCTTCGTCAAAAATACGCTGGTGGGCGCGACGCCCCGCTATTTCCAGCGCATCGACGGCTCGGTGAACGAGGAGGAGTTCACCGATCTGAGCCGGGCGCTGGTGCATGTGAGCGGCAACCTGGGCGAGGACAGCCTGCGGCAGATCGGCTTTTCCGGGCTGCCGGGCGTATATGTGGAAGTGCTGGAGTCTGCGATCCGGGAGCTGCGCGAGACCTCCGGCAATACCGAGACCGCCAACGGCACCATGAACGTGGGCGTGACCGCGGCCTCTGCCATCGCGGCACTGCAGGAGGCAAGCGGCAAAGGCAGCCGCGACTCCACCCGCGCGTCCTACCTGGCCTTCAGCGAGATCGTGGAGCTCTGTATCGAGCTGATCCGTCAGTTTTACACGCTGCCGCGGCAGTTTCGCATTACCGGTGCGATGGGGACGCAGCAGTTCGTCACCCTGGACAACGCGGCGCTGCTGCCCCGCGCCCTCCCGGGACTGGAGCTTATGAGCCAGCCGGTTTTCGACATCAAGGTCTCCGCCCAGAAACGCAACGCCTACTCCCGTCTGAGCCAGAATGAGCTGGCCATGGAGCTCTACCGCATGGGACTCTTTGAACCCGGGCATGAGCAGCAGGCACTGGGACTTCTGGACATGATGGAGTTTGACGGGCGCGAGGAGCTGATGATGCGCCTGACGGCAGGGTTGGGCCTGCGCGAAAAGCTGCAGGAGCTGACCCGGTACAAGGCCTTTGCCCTGGCGCTGGCCCGCCGCTACCGGCCGGATATGGCGGCGGCCCTGCTGGGGGAGACGCAGAATGCCGCGCCATCTGTCCCGAATGAGGCCGAGCCGCCCTCACCGCCGGAGAACGGCACGGACGCGACGGAGCAGGCGCGGGCGGCGGCAAGTACCGCGGGGATCCCGGGATGACGAAAATCACTTATTCCCCGAAAACACCGGAGATATGCTTTGAAGGCCATGCCGGTGCCGGCGAGTACGGGAAAGACCCGGTCTGCGCCGCACTGAGCATGCTGATGTATACCCTGCTGGAGGCGCTGCCTGCAGAGGGCGTGGAGCGGTATCTGGCGGACGGGTACTGCCGGGTGCGTGGCGGCAGCGCGGAGGCCTATGAAGTGATCGCCGCGGGGCTGCGGCTGCTCGCGGCAGAGTACCCGACGCATGTCTGTCTGGAGGTGAGGAGATGACGCAGGAAGTGCTGAATTGCCTGCAGGGGGCGCAATCCCTGGAGACCAACCCCTCCGGCCTTCGGCCAGCTCCTCTTGCAGGGGAAGCAGAGGCCGCGGCGGAAAGCGCGGCCCAGGAAGAAAATGACACCTCATCCGCCCCGGCGGGGCACCTTCCCCTCGAGGGGAAGGCAGCGGAGCAGAGCCGCACGGAAAGCAGGGACGGAGCGAGCCTGCCGGACGGGCGGATACTGCGGGAGCACCTGGCGTTGCTGCAGGAGCAGGCGGTACAGATCCCGGGCTTTGACCTGCTGGAGGCGCTGCGTGACCCGGCCTTTGTACGCCTCACCGCGCCGGGAGTCGGTGTTTCCGTGGCGGACGCCTGGTATGCCCTGCACCGAGAGGAGCTGGAGAAGCACCTTGAGGAAGGGAGCCGGGCGCTGCTGGCACGGGCAGCCGCCGCCTCCGCCGGCAGACCCCGTGAGGGCGGGGGCGCCGGCACCGCCCTGATCGCCGCCGATTACCGAAAACTGCCGCGGGAAGCGCAGCTGCAAATTAAACAGCGCATCCTGGAAGCAAGCGCCAGGGGAGAAAAGCTCTATCCCTGAGAAAACCATTCGCCCATAGCGGCGCAAACCCGCTTTCCCCAGAGGGGAAGGCTATTTTGAAAGGAGATTTGTATGTACATCAATCTGCAGTATTTTGCCGACGCCGGTACGCTGGTGAACGGCACCGAAGGCTATATCAACGGCGGAAACACCGAAGCCTTCACCGATTCCAAGACTCTCAGCCCCGAGCTGAAGGCCTTCTATGACACCGAACTGCTGGAGAACGCCAGAACCGAACTGTTCTACGCCCAGTTCGCCAAGCGCCAGCCCCTGCCCGCAAACCACAAGGGCCAGGTGGAGTGGCGCAAGTGGAACACCTTCGAACGTGCCCCCAAGCTCACCGAGGGCGTGATCCCCACCGGACAGAAGTTCGGCGTCACCACGGTCACCGGCTCCGTTGACCAGTACGGCACCTACACCTCCATCACCGACAAGCTGGAGCTGCGCGCCTATGACGACGTGATCCTGGGCGCCACCGAGGAGATGGGCGCCTCCGCCGCGGAGACCCAGGAGAAGCTGATCCGCGACGCGCTGCTGCTGGGCACCAACGTGCTCTACTGCGACAACATCACGCTGGCCACCGGCGCGGTCGCCTCCACGCCCACCAGCTGCGCCCAGATGGAGGCCAGTGCCACGGCCATGAGCATGCTGACGCCTGCCATGATCAACAAGGCCGTCACCATCATGAAGAAGAACCGCGTTCCCCGTATCAATGGCCGCTACTATGCCGTGATCCACCCCAGCGTGGCCCACGATCTGCGTGCCTGCGAGGGCTGGATCGAGGCGCACAAGTACGCCGCCCCGGAGGAGCTTTTCAACGGCGAGATCGGCGAGCTGCACGGCGTGCGCTTCATCGAGAACGTCTTTGCCCCTGTGCTGGGCGGCAGTGACTATCAGAACAAGGCCGGCAGCAAGACCTACGCCACCTACTTTTTCGGCAAGGACGCCTTCGGCATCATTGACCCTGAGGGCGGCGCACTGGAGATGATCATCCACGACAAGGGCGAGATCGGCGGCCCGCTGAACCAGTTCTCCACCATCGGCTACAAGTTTGAGACCAACGGCGCCACGATCCTCTATCCCGAGCGCCTGCTGCGCGTGATGAGCTGCTCCAGCTTCTCCGCGAGCGACGAGGTGAACTGAGAATGAAAGAGGAACGCATTGAAGTCTCTGTCCCGAGAGGGGCGGAGAGGGAAGACCCCAACCTGTTCGTGGGCATCAACGGCGTGAGCTACCTGCTGCCCAAGGGAAAGAAGTCCAGCGTCCCGGCCGAGGTGGCCTGGGAGATCGCCCGCAGCGAACGCGCCCGGGACGCGCTGGACGAGACGATGGACAGCCTGCAGAGGGCGAGAGCATGACCGCCGGCGAGCTGATCGCCCAGGTGGACACCCTGCGGCCCAACCACTACACCGTCGAGGAAAAGCTGCACTGGCTGCAGCGGATCGACGGGCAGATCCTCCGGGAGCTGGAGAAGACCCATGTGAAGCGCGGCGAAGAGACCGCCTTCCCGGCCGACTACACCGAGGAGACGGAGCTGAGGGTGGGCTTTCCCTATGATTCGGAGCTCTACACCGCCTATCTCTTCTGCCAGATTGACCTGCACAACGGAGAGATCGGCAAGTATAACCAGAGCATGAGCCTGCTCTCCGCCGCCTGGCGGCAGCTGGCCGACAGCGTGAACCGGGAACGGCTCCCCCAAGGCCGCAGCGTCTGGAAGATATAGCGCCGCGGGAGGGCGGGAGGAAAGGAGAACACATGCAATTTCCATTTTTGAACCCGACGCCGCAGACCCGGCATGTCACGGATCGGTTTCGGGGCTATGACCATCGGCTCCATGCGGCGGAGGGCAGCTTTTTCGATACGGAGAATCTCTCTGCCCGGGAGTACCCGCTGCTCTGCACCCGGGAAAAGCGCGGAACCCTGACCGTGCTGGAGCATCCGGGCGGGCTGATCGGGAAGGACAGCCTGTGCTGGGTAGCGAATGGGACACTTTATGTAAACCAATTGGCCACGCCGGTCACGGATCTCAGCGACGGGGAAAAGCAGCTGGTCAGCATGGGCGCCTATGTGCTGATCTTCCCGGACAAGAAGTATTACAACACCCAGGATCCGGCGGATCTCGGCTCCATGGAGGCGGATCTGACGCTGGAAGGGGAGATCCGCTACAGCCTGTGCGACGCCGACGGCGCGGAGCTGGGCGAGCCGGTCATCAGCGCGGCGGAGCCGGAAAACCAGCCCAACGCCGCCCTGTGGCTGGATACCTCCGGCGGCGGCCGGGTGCTGCGGCGCTATTCCGAGGCGCAGCGCCTCTGGGCAGAGCTGCCGCAGGTATATACAAAGCTCACATTTTTGAGCCTGGGCCGGGTGCCGGCGCTGTTTTCCCGGTACGACGGCGTGGAGATCAGCGGCGCCGCCTTTGAGGAAGTAAACGGCAGCAAGATCCTATACGCCCTGGGCGGCGGAGAACAGGAGCGGGACTTCATCGTCGTCGCGGGGCTCATCGAGCACGGCGCGACGGTGGAGGGCAGCGTCCGCCTGCGGCGCAGACTGCCGGAGATGGACTTCGTCTGCGAGGCGCAGAACCGGCTCTGGGGCTGCCGCTACGGCAACGACGGGGAGAAGAACATCAACGAGATCTACGCCTCCGCCCTGGGCGATTTCAAAAATTTCCGCCAGTATATGGGCCTGAGCGGGGATTCCTGGACGGCCTCGGTGGGCTCGGACGGCCCGTGGACCGGGGCGGTCAACTATCTGGGGCGGCCCACGTTTTTCAAGGAAAACCGCATCCATCAGGTGACGGTGTCGGCCTCCGGCGCCCACCGGCTGGATGAGACGGTCTGCCGGGGCGTACAGAAGGGCAGTCACAAAAGCCTGCAGGTGGTGGGGGAGAGCCTCTACTACAAGAGCGCGGGCGAGGTCTGTGTCTGGCAGGGCGGCTTTCCGCAGCCTGTCGGCGCGGCGCTGGGCGATGTCGCCTATGACAGCGCGGCGGGCGGCAGCATCGACGGGCGCTACTACCTTTCCCAGCGGGAGATAGGAACGGGGAACTGGAGCCTCTTCTGCTTTGACACAGAGCGGGGACTCTGGTACCGGGAGGACGCGCTGCATGCGCTCTGCTTTGCTCCTGCCCACGGAGAGCTCTACGCCATCGACGCGGAGACCGGGGCGGTGCTGGCCATGAAGGGCAGCGTGGGAGAGCCGGAGGAAAAGCTCTCCTGGATGGCGGAGAGCGGGCTCCTGGATTATCAGACGCCGGACCGCAAATACCTCTCCCGCCTGACGCTGACGCTGCGCCTGGCAGCAGGAGCCAGGATCACGCTCTGGCTGCGCTATGATTCCGAGGGGCCCTGGGAAAAGTGCGGGACGCTGGCACTCGTGAACAACGGCACCGCCGTGATCCCGATCCGGCCGCGGCGCTGCGACCATGTGCAACTGCGCATCTGCGGCGAGGGCGAGGCGAGGATCTGCGCGATCACAAGAGTGCTGGAGACCGGCAGCGACCTGTAAGAAAGCGGCGAGAGAAGGGGAGGACGGACAATGTACGAATATCCACCGATACTGATCGGCTCCGAACAGCAGCAGCTGTATGCGCTGCGGGATTATCTGGTGCGTATGGCGAGGAGCCTGGAGACGGCAGAGCAGACCGCGGCAGCGAGCGCACAGAGCATCGAAGCGGAGCACAGCCGTACGGCGGCACGGGAGAAAAAAGAGGCGGAGGAGAAGCTCTCCGCCCTGCGGCGAAACGCGGCCAACCTGCGGGCCCTGATCGTCAAGACAGCCGGGGAGGCCGAGAGCTTCTCCGAGGAGCTTGGGGCGGTGCGGCAGGACATGGAGAGCCGCTATCTGGCAAAGTCCGAGTTCGGCGATTACATGGAGCAGATCCGCAGCAGCTTTCTCACCACGGCCCGCGGCGTGGTGGAGAGCTACGACTATGCCGCGCTGATCGAGTCAGTCGGCAGACGGGCCGACGCACTGGATCTGTACCTGAGCGCGATCCGGGGCGAGATCCGCCGGGGACTGATCACCGACCCCGGGACCGGGGAAACGGTGATGGGCATCGCGATTGCGGAAAACCTGCTTTTTACCGGCGAAGTGTACGAGGAGGACGGGCTTAAATACTACGAGCTCGCGCCGGGACAGACCCTGGGCCTGTACACCGCCACCGGCTGGCAGTTCTGGGTCAACGGCTCCAAGCGGGGCTGGTTCGATTCCCGGGACGGCAAGCTGCACGTGATCAGCGAGGTCATTGAAGACAGGCTGCAGCTGGGGGCCGCGTGGGAACTCTCCTCCGCCGGGGGACTGGGCATCAAATATGTGGGGGCGTAAGACGTGAATACGACAGCGACATGGTACCGCATGGGACAGGTACAGAGCGGGGAATACGCGGGGCGCGTGGGCTATGACGGCGGCCCGGTCGTGGGGCGCTTCGCCTTCACGACCGGAAACGCCGGGGCGTCCGCGCTGAGCTTTCGCAGTTCCACGCTGCGGCCTGCAGGTTCAAGTTCCTGGGCCGGCGGCGGAACAGACGGCTTCCGCTGGATTCTGGGGACAAACGCGGAGGAGCACAGGACACGCTGCGGCAGCTACGGCGACGCCGTGAGCGTGTACTGGGGAGAAAACAACTACCTCACGAGCGGCGGCAGCCGGGATGTGCAGCTCCTGCCCGGAACGCTCTACTATCTCTGGATCTTCCCGGCGGCGGCCACCTATAACCTCTGGCAGATCGAGAGCCTCACGGTCACGCTTTCGGGCAGCTACGGCAGCCCGGCGAGTCCCAGCGCGAGTGAGGGCTATTTCGGCGAGGATCTGGTCATCACCCTCTCCGGCGGCAGCGCCGGGGCGAGCTACTCCGTGAGCACAAGCTGCGCCGGTCGGCAGGAAATGCTGCAGCAAAAGGGCGGGGACACGGTGCTCACCTGGCAGCCGCGCGTCGCGGACTACGCGCCGCTGCTGCCGGACGCCGCCTCCGCCACGGCCACGATCACGGTGGAGACCTGGCACGGGGATCTCTCGGTCGGCTCGCGCAGCTGCAGCGTAAATCTGCGGCTGCGGAAAGAGGACGTGCAGCCCCTGCTGCAGCAGGGCTGGTATAGTCACCGGCCGTATAACGAGGGAGCGGCTGCGGCCATCAGCCGCTATTTGCAGGGCCGCAGCAGGGCGGAACTGCAATTTGTCGCGGAGCAGATCGAGACCCGCTACGGCGCCTCGATTGCGGGCTATACGCTCAGCTGCGGCGGCGTGGACTGTACGCAGAGCCCTTATCGGAGCCCGGTGCTCACCGGGGAGAGCGAGATCACTGTTAGCGTGACGGATTCCCGCGGCTTCCGTGTTTCGGAGAGCTTTTCCATTACGCCCCTTCCCTATCAGGAGCCGCGGCTCGATCCCGTCAGCGTCTTTCGCTGTGACAGTGAAGGGAGCGCCGCGGAGGACGGGCGCTTCCTCTCTCTGACCGCCGCGGCGGTGTTCAGCCCCGTGGACGGGGAGAACAGCGCGGCGATCAGCTACCGGCTGCGGACCGCCGCAGGCAGCTTCGGCGAAGAACAGGCGCTCGCATCTGGCGTGCGGCAGATCGCATCCGGCCTGGACGCAGATCTCAACTACGAAGTGGAACTGACAGTCCGCGACCGGGTGGGCGGCAGCGGCGTTCTGCTGCTGCAGATCCCGGGCCGGCGCTGGGCCGTGAAGTTCCGGGAGCAGGGCGACGGCGTGGGCTTCGGCCTGGCACCCCAGGGCGGAAGCCGGCTGGAGATCCCGGAGAGCTGGGAGATACGGCGCGGTGGGGAGCGTTATGTCCCGCTGCGGGAGAGCGGCAGCAGCGGCTTCTGGCGCTGGAAGAAATGGGCGGACGGCAGCTTCCTGCTGACAGGAACGACCCTTGTCACGGCCGACGTGGATACTGCCTGGGGCGGGCTCTACCGCGGCGTGGTCCTGGAGGCGGAAGCTTTTCCCTTCGCGGTCACGGCCATTGATTATGCCGCGGCCTGGATCGCAGACAGCACCTGTCTCGCCCAGGGGAGCCTGGGGACGAGCCTCACGGATAGCGGACAGATCGCGGCCCTGAGCGCGGTCCCGCTGACGCAGGCAAGCCTGCCGCTGCGCCTGCTGATTTGGGGCCGCTGGCAGGGATAATGATAAAGGAGAACGGAAATGGCAATGGATTATTTACAGGGCGGCGATGAGCTGGAGGCGCTGTATCAGGCGCTGATCGGACGGCAGCCCTTTCAATACCGGGCGCAGGACGACCCGCTGTACCGCAGCTACGCCGATCGCTATGTGCAGAACGGGCGCATGGCCATGCGCGACACGATGGCCGGCGCCGCGGCCCTGACCGGCGGCTATGGCTCCAGCTATGCGCAGACTGTGGGCCAGCAGCAGTATGATGAGTACCTGCGGCTTTTGAGCGAGGCGCTGCCTGAGCTCTATGGCATGGCCTATCAGCAGTACCGGGATGAGGGCGAGGCCCTGCGGGATCGCTATGATCTGGCGCATGAGCGGGCGGAGGACGCCTACGCCCGCGAGCAGGCGGCCCAGGCCGCGGAGTATCAGCGGCAGCGGGACGCCCTGGCCGATGAGCGCTACACCGCCGAGCAGGAGAGCAAGGCCGCCCAGCAGCGCTACAAACAGCAGCAGGACAGCTACCAGAACCTGGTCAAGCTGATCTCCGGCACGGGCTATGTGCCAACTGACAGCGAGCTGGGGGCGGCCGGCCTGACCCGGGCTTCCGCCGAGGCGCTGCGGAAGGAATATGAGCGCACGAAGCTGGTGAGCGCCGCGCCGAAGGGCGGCTCCTACCGTGGCAGCACGAAGAGCACAGCAAGTGCAGCTCTGACCTCCACCGTGCATGCAAGCGCCGCCGGCGTGCCCTGGGTCAGCAAGAAAAGCACGGGCACCGGAAGCAGCAAAGGCTTCAAGGGAGGCCTGTCGCAGCGATGAGGAAGACCGGCATGACAGAGAACGAACTGCGGCAGCTTGTCTGCGACACGGCGAGAGCCTGGATGGGCTGCAGAGAGGCGGATGGCAGTCACCGCCCCATCCTCGACTGCTACAACACAATAAAACCCCTGCCGAGAGGCTACCGGATGCAGTATTCGGACCCCTGGTGTGCGGCCTTTGTCTCGGCAGTTGGGCAGAAGGCCGGGCTCACTGAGATCCTGTACCCGGAATGCGCCTGCGACGCGATGATTGCGCTGTACCGGCAGGCCGGACGTTTCGAAGAGCGGGACGACGTGATCCCAAAGCCGGGCGATGTGATCTTTTACGACTGGGAGGATTCCGGTTATGGCGACTGCCGCGGCTCCAGCGACCATGTGGGCATCGTGCTGGAGCTGACGGGCGACGTGATCACGGTGATCGAGGGCAACAAATCCGACGCCGTCGGGCTGCGGAAGCTGCACGCAGACTCCCGCTATATCCGCGGCTACGGGCAGCCCTACTATCTCTCCCTGGCGGACGGAGCGGCGGAGCACAGCCGGAAAGAAGCTGCGGTGGAGACAGAAGCGGCGGCCCCGAAAGCCCGGGAGGCGGCGGTGAGCCTGCCGATCCTGCGGCGGGGCGATAAGAGCGAGGCGGTGCGGAGCGCACAACTGCTGCTGATCGGGCGCGGCTTTCGCTGCGGGCCATGGGGAGCAGACGGCGACTTCGGCCCCGCAACTTACGGGGCGCTCTATCAGTTCCAGCGGGCCAGGAAGCTCGCGGTGGACGGCGTCGTGGGACCGGAGAGCTGGCGGGCCCTGCTGGGAGTGTGAGCGCAATGGTCGTCACTTGGCAGAGCCTCATCACCGCCGCGGCGGTGCTGGCCGCAGCCCTTGCACTGCTGGGCTACTACAACAGGGCCTATAACTGGTATCAGAAGCAGCAGCGGCAGGATGCAGACATCCAGGCCATGAAGGACGAGCAGGGGCTGCTGACCTACGGCGTACTGGCCTGCCTGAAGGGCCTCAAGGAGCAGGGCTGCAACGGCCCCGTGACTGAGGCGATCGGAAAGATCGAGAAGCATCTGAACCGCAAGGCGCATGAATAAAGAAAGGAGATTGTATGGAAATCACAGGTATTACTTTAATCTGCTATCTGGGCGGGATGGGTGTGAAGCTCTCCCCGCTTGACAACAAGTGGATCCCGCTGTTCTGCGGGATTCTGGGCGGCGCGCTTGGCGCGCTGGCCATGGGCGTCATGCCCGACTTCCCGGCCACAAATCTGATCGACGCGCTGGCGGTGGGCATCGCCTCCGGCCTCGCCGCCACCGGCGCGGATCAGGCGGTCCGGCAGCTGGGCGGCTGAGCCCGCCTCCCTCCGGGGAGGGCGGCGGCCTTGCATTTTGCGCGGGGCTGGTATACAATAAGCGGGTAGTTCTGAAATAAGAGGTACCCGCTTATGATTTATGCCTTTCTGTTTTTCCTGTGCGCGCTGGCGGCTGCCTGGGCCGTGGTGGCGCTGGCCCACTGGCACTGGCTGCTGGGCGTGCTGGTGTTCCTGCTGGTCTTCGCCCTGATGCACGGCGTGTATGTGACGGTCTGGTGGCTGCTGTCGCTGCCGGTGGACCGCACAAAGCCCATCGAGAAGCAGAATCCCAGGGCCCGGGAGGCCTGCCGGGGCGTGGGGCGCTTCCTGTGTCTCTACGGCGGCGTGAAGCCGCACATCTCCGGCGAGGAGAAGCTGCCCACGGACAGCCGCTTCCTTTTCGTGTGCAATCACAAGTCCATGTTTGACCCGCTGATGGTCATTGGCTATCTCTACAAGTGGAACATCTCCTTCATCTCCAAGCCTTCCAATATGCAGATCCCCATGGTGGGGGACATCGCCTATAACGCGGGCTATCTGCCCATCGACCGGGAGAATGACCGGGCGGCGCTGAAAACCATCCTGACCGCCGCGGATTACATGAAGCGGGACGTCTGCTCCATCGGCATCTATCCCGAGGGCACCCGCAGCAAGACCAGCGAGATGCTGCCCTTCCACCACGGCTCTTTCAAGACCGCCCAGCGGGCCAGCGTCCCCATCGCCGTGGCCTGCGTGCGCAATTCGGAACAGGTGAAAAAGCGGCTGTTCCTGCGCCCCACGGACGTGTATCTGGACATTCTGGAAGTGATCCCGGCGGAGAAGGTCAAAGCCATGAGCACGGCGGAGCTCTCCGACTACAGCCGGAGACTGATTGAAGAGGGCCTGAAGAGATGAAAAAGGTTGCGCTGGTCACGGGTTCCTCCCGCGGCATCGGGGCCGCCATCGCGGCAGCGCTGAGCCGGGCGGGATACGCCGTGTGCATCAACTATATCGAGCGGTCCGACAAGGCCGGGGAGCTGGCGGAGAAGCTGCGGAGCGAGGGCCGCGAGGTCATCACCCAGCAGTGCGACGTGGCGGACCGGGAGGCCGTGTGGGCCATGGTGCGCCGCATCGAGCGGGAGCTGGGGCCGGTGACGCTTCTCGTCAACAACGCGGGCATCGCCAAACAGCAGCAGTTTCAGGACATCGAGGAGGAGACCTGGCAGCGGCTCTACGCCGTGAACGTGGGCGGCTGCTTCCACTGCAGCCAGGCCGTGCTGGGGCCGATGCTCCACGAGCATGCGGGCTGCATCGTGAATATCTCCTCCATCTGGGGCAGCCACGGCGCCAGCTGTGAGGCGGCCTATTCCTCCACCAAGCACGCCATCATTGGGCTGACGCGCTCCCTCTCGGCGGAGCTCTCCCTCTCCGGCATCCGGGTCAACTGCGTCGCGCCGGGCGTCATCGACACGGATATGGTGCAGGTGCTGGGGCAGGAGACGCTGGAGGAGCTTGCCCGCGAGATCCCACTGGGCAGGCTGGGAAAACCCGAGGAGATCGCCCAGATGGTCCTCGCCGTGGCGGAAAACCCGTATATTACGGGACAGGTGATCACGGTCGACGGTGGATTCCTGGTGTGATGCACAATGAAAAATGAATAATGAATAATGAATAATGAATCGTTAAGGTGCCGCTGCGCGGCGATTGAATCACTGCGCAGCGGTACCTTTTCATGTGTTCTGTTTACTGAATATTTTTAGCGCTCCCGTGGGACAATAGCATTACACCCGCCGGCTTACATATACTGGTGTGGGCGATACTATTCCCGGAGCGTGAATACCATGGTGAAACGAGGAGATATCTATTACGCCGACCTGAGCCCGGTGGTCGGCAGCGAGCAGGGCGGCATGCGCCCGGTGCTGATCGTCCAGAACGACACCGGCAACCGCCACAGCCCCACTGTGATCGCGGCGGCCATCACCAGCCAGACCGGCAAGGCGAAGCTGCCCACCCATATCCGACTCTCCAGCCAGACGACCGGCCTGAATCGGGACAGCATCATCCTGCTGGAGCAGATCCGTACCCTGGACAAATCCCGGCTGCGGCAGTGCATGGGACGACTGGACGAGAAAACCATGAGCGCGGTCAACAGCGCGCTCGCGGTCAGCATGGGCCTGCCCTTTACCGAATAAACCGAAGCACCCCGTTCATAGAGTGAACGGGGTGCTTTTTGCGGTTTGAGGATGAGAGGGGAGTGGGCAGATGGAGTATCCGATTTACGAAAACGGCCGGGAGATCGGGCGGATGAACGCCCGGCAGGAGGGACTGTACACGGTGTTTGAGGCGCGGCTGCCGGGCAGATCGGGGCTGACGCGGCTCTACCTCTGTGGGGAAGGGGAGACGCGCCTTCTCGGTGTGATGGAGCCGGGCGGGGGGGAGAGCCGCCTTTGCCGCAGGCTCAGCAGAAGAGAACTGCCGACGGCGATCACCCACGCCTCGACTTCTCCCGACGAAGCGGCGGAAAGAGGGGGAGACACCGCGGCCTTGACTGACAGACAGGGCTGGACGGAGGGAGCGGGCGGCATGCTCTACCACCGGCGCGAGAGGCTGCTGGCCATCCCGGCGGGTTTGCGCCGGGAGAGGCTGGGGCTGCGCCTTCTCCAAATCGGAGGGAAAGAATACATTGTTTTTCGCTGGTAGATGGATTATAATCATAACAACAGAAGAAGCCTCCGGCCCCTTCAGGCGAGGGGGCCTGAAAGGAATGGTGATCCAAATGCAGATGACCGATTTGATCGCGAAAAAGAGAGACGGCGGCGTGCTGAGCACCGAGGAGATCGACTTCATGATCCAGGGCTATACCCGCGGTGAGATCCCGGACTATCAGATGTCGGCCATGTGCATGGCGATCCTGCTGCGCGGCATGGACGACCGGGAGACGCTGGACATGACCATGTCCATGATGCACTCCGGGGAAACGCTGGATTTGAGCCCGATCAAGGGCATCAAGGCGGACAAGCACTCCACCGGCGGCGTGGGGGACAAGACCAGCCTGATTCTCTGCCCCATGGTGGCGGCGACCGGGCTGAAGATCGCCAAGATGTCCGGCCGGGGCCTGGGCCACACCGGCGGCACCATCGACAAGCTGGAGAGCTTCCCCGGCTTTACGACGGCGATCTCCGAAGAGACCTTCTTTAAAAACGTCAACGATATCGGTATTGCCATCATGGGCCAGACCGCCGATCTGGTCCCGGCAGACAAGAAAATCTACGCCCTGCGGGACGTGACCGGCACCGTGCCTTCCATTCCGCTGATCGTGTCCTCTATTATGTCCAAGAAGCTCGCGAGCGGTTCGGACGTGATCGTGCTGGACGTGAAATGCGGCGACGGCGCTTTCATGAAGACCGAGGCCCAGGCCGAGGAGCTGGCCCGGGGCCTGACCCGCATCGGCCGTCTGGCCGGGCGGAAATGCGCCGCTGTCATCACCGATATGGATCAGCCTCTGGGCTATGCCGTGGGCAACGCGGTGGAGGTCCGGGAGGCCATTGAGGTGCTGCGGGGAGAGAAGCAGGGTGACCTGCTGGAGCTCTGCCTTACGCTGGGGAGCCTCATGATGGTGGAGGCCGGCGTGGTCTGGAGCCAGGAGGAAGCAAAGCTGGAGCTGCTGAAAACCATTGAGGACGGCAGCGCCCTCCGGAAGCTTGCCCAGATGGTGGATGGCCAGGGCGGCGACGCCAGCCCGGTATTCGACCCGGATCTGCTGCCGCAGGCGGCGGTGAAGCTGGAGGCTCCGGCGGAAAAAGGCGGCTTCGTTGCCCGCATCTTTGCCGAGAAGATCGGCCTGATCTCCATGCACCTGGGCGGCGGCCGCGCCACCAAGGAGAGCAGCATCGACCTCTCAGTGGGCGTGGTGCTGCACAAGAAGGTGGGCGACGCCGTGCAGCCGGGTGAGAGCCTTGCCACGATCCACGCGTCCAGCCCGGAGAAGGCGGCAGAAGCGGCAAAAATGCTGCTTGACTGCTTCGTCTTCTCG